AATACCGAGACACTCAGGTGGCACCGATGATCCACCGAATCTCATTCTCCTAACCATACCAGAACATGCCGAAGCGCATAGAAAACTCTATGAAGAATATGGTAACGAATATGACCGTATTGCTTGGAAATGTTTATCTGGTCAAATCACAAATGCAGAAGCGCACCGTGCCGCACATAAAGAGCGCATGACTGGTAGCATACCCTGGAATAAGGGGAAGACCGGAATCTGGACCGAGGAGCAACTTGAAAATAACAGGGAAAAGCACCGGGGCAAACCAGTATCACAAGAAACCCGGGACAAGATTGCTGATAAACATAGAGGCAAGAAACACAGCCAAGAGAGAAAAGACGCTATTGGCGCAGGAAATTCTAAACAATTCTTGGTATCAGAACCTGGTGGAGAACCCTACGTCATTGTCAACCTAAGGGAGTGGTCAGGGGCGCGTGGTGTAGACCAGGGAAATCTCATAAAATATGGAAAAAGCAAAGGATTCACAGCAAAAAAGGTATAAAAACACTTGACATTTGGTCAGAAATGGTGCATGATCAAATAGTAAGATCAAGAACCAAGAGAGAAAGGGAGATTGAAAATGACATTGACTGATTTAGAAAAAGCAGAAGCCGAATATGAATTGCGACTCGCATTGGCAATCAAATATGATTTCGCCAGCGACTATGATAAGGCGCAATTTTTCAAACACGCTTTGAAACATCTTGAAATGTGGGATCTGGAAGAAATTGCCCGCGAACTAACGGATATTGAATTATGAAAATCACGTATGATATGGTTTGGAAATCATCCGGTATTGAAGAATATTGCGTTGACGCCTCTGACCTCGGGCTAGCCCCTGGCGCATGGCCTATGGCAATGAATACCAGCATGGGTAACGAATTGCCTTTTGTGTTGGATTATCAAAACGACGCTGGTCATTTCGTTTACAAACAAGCCGGGGGCTGTGTCAGCCTGCTGGTCTTTAACGATTGAGGATACCATGACAAAACTAGAAAACTCGCCGCCGAAGAAGCCGTCGAATATACCGATACAGCGCGCCAATGGCGCGACTGGCATGGCGGATATGGTTCGGTAAATCCCGTTCCCGCTATCGCGGAATTTCTTGCCAATCAAGATGGCAAGACCCTGTACTCATATATGGTTGGTGTTGAAAAATGAAAACATTTCCAAACATTTACAAACGCACCTCTGCTGGTAAAATTCAACAGTGGCGAATCGAAGTTGAAGGCAGTGCCTATCGTACCGTAAGCGGTCAGACTGATGGCAAAAAGCAAACGTCAAAATGGACCGCGTGTTTCGGTAAGAATCCCGGCAAAGCAAATGAGACTACCGACGAGGAGCAAGCCTTAAAACAGGCTCAATCCGCTTATGACAAAAAGTTGGAAAACCATTACCACCGAAGTATTGAGGATTGCGACAAGGCCAAGTTCGTGAAAGCTATGCTGGCTGCGACTTACGGACCGTCTACCACGGTTGATTTTGACGATCTGTATAGCCAACCGAAATTAGATGGTATGCGCTGTATCGTCAATAAAGATGGCATGTGGAGCCGCGGTGGAAAACCTATCAATTCTGCGCCTCATATCTTTGAAGCCTTACATGATGAATTCCAACGTGACCCCACAATGGTCTTCGATGGCGAACTTTATGCAAGCCATTTGCGGGACGACTTTGAAAAATTGATTTCACTGGCTAAAAAAGCCAAGCCTAATGCCGAACAACTGGCTGAAAGCAAAGCGAATCTCCAATATTGGGTTTATGACATTATCGACTTGAATACGGATTTTGAAACCCGTTTCGATATTTTGACATATCTAATGGAGGATGTGCCGTCTGTTGTGGTTACACCCACAGACAAGGTGGAAAACCAAGAGCAAATGGACCAGTTGTACCAGGGTTACCTTGAGGCTGGCCAAGAAGGTCAAATGCTTCGCATTGGTTCGTCGCTCTATGAAGGCAAGCGAACCAAGAGCCTGTTGAAACGGAAAGAGTTTCAAGATGAGGAATATGAGGTTGTCGCTGTTGTTGAGGGCCAAGGAAACTGGACTGGTTACGGTAAGGCTGTGACCTGTAAGTTGGCTAACGGCGAGACATTCAATGCCGGGATCAAAGGCGACCGTGAGTTTTGCAAGCAATTGCTGGTCAATGCTGACAAGCATGTTGGTTCAGACGCAACGATTCGTTTTCAAAACCTGTCGTCAACTGGTGTTCCACGGTTCCCTGTAATGTACCACATGTGGGACGGCAAACGCGATGTTTGAGGCTCTGGTTCAAATTTTCGGTTTCTTGTTTCTTTGTTGGATGATGATTGGCTACCCGTTATATACCTCCATTAAAGAACATTTAGAGAGAACTTCCGATAAGCGAAAGTAACGTCGGCCTGGAGGTACTGGATATCAGTTTCTTCAACATTGAATTCAAGTGAAGACAGGCTGATTGGAAACATATCGACAAAGGTAACCTCGACATTGGGGTTACGGTGTGAGGTCATGAGAGTTAGAGTGGCATCCGATGCGGTGCCCTCGCCGCGTAAATTAGCCTCGTTGATTTTTTCACCTGGGGCTTTGTGAATGGACTGTAAGAAATCGTCGGGGAAGCCAAGACCAATCATCCAATTATAGATTTCAAGATAGTTGGTCAGATCTTCATCGACCATGAAACGTAAGTTGAAAGGCGCGAAAGTAAGTTTATCACCCTGTAAAGGAATCCTAACAAACATGTTTTCATGTTGTGGTTCACCCAGAGTGATATCAGGTATTGTTGCAGACTTGGCAAAATAGTTTACCCCAGGTAACCGCTTCATTTGGAACCGGAAATTGAGTGGTGTAATACCATTGATGTTGTCTGGTTGATTGTCGTATGCGCTCATATCTGAAAACCTTTCTGTCTTCTATTTATAAATACCGTGAGGATAACATGATGAATCAAGTGATAACCGACGTTATTAAAATGCTGAACGGCAAACGTGTTGGCTCTTTACGCCCGCGTATACGCTACGGTACCTTCAAACTCTGCGATCCTAAAAATGATAGAGAAACTTAGAAAAAATGCTTATATGGCAAAAGATACCCGGCGTGAAGGCTTGGCACATTTCCAAAGTCCAACCACCACAGGGCTTTTTACAGCGGATTCTTTATCGTTTAGCGTTGCGGATTCTAGGTGTTGATTACACTCAACCACTAAAGACGGCAAGCCCAAGAGTACAAGAAGAAATTGCTATGGTTACCCTTGCGGAGCCAGCCAGATTTACGAATAGTGGCCGGACGCAGCCATGGATGCGAAATAAAATGATGAATATTATGAGGAAACCAAAATGAACGATTTAATTGAACGACTTGAAGTTGGCCCCGGTAGCCGTGAGTTATCAGATGAATTTCTGTTGGCTATGGGGTTGGAACAACAAGCCTACCGACTGGATGCCGCTACCAGAGCCGCCGTCCGATTTGGAGACAGGAGAAAGTGATGACTGAAATTACCCGTGAAACTGTCTATAACATGCCTTTGAGTGATTTGATCTCATACGTTGAAGACATTGCCGAACTGACCAATACCCCGGAATTGCTAGGGATTACAGATCGGCTGGAGGCAATCAGCGGCGATTTAACGTTAAGCACACCCCCGGAAAATACAGACATTGGCTATATGTGCCAGACCGATTTTCAGCATGAACTGTATAACGCCAGAGGTGGTGTGACGGTCTATCCATCCCCTGAGAACGCTAAACAGTGCCGGGAGTGTATCGAAGATTGCGGGATGGTTTCTGTAAAAGTTGAACTTGTCGAAGTGATCGACAAGGGCACGATATAACGAGGATTTTTGAAATGGCAACGATCACACCAAAGACTGAAATAAAAACCTACAGCGTTGAACTGACGGCAATCGAGCTTCAAGCAGTCCATGAGGCACTTGGCGCAATCTCACCTGCAAACTATTCCAGCCACGATGTCAGACGTGCTGGAGCATGCTTGTATGCCGAAATCACAGACACACTTGATGCCGAAAGGATAGGTCATGTATCACATTGAAGAACGGAAGCCAGTCAAGTGCGGCAAGTGTGGCTCACTGGATATTATCAAGCCGGTAAATCAGGACGCCATTCTATTGCAGTGCGTCAACTGTGGGCATGAGAAACGCAGACCAGAACCAAAGCCAGATCATCGCGGCTACAGTTTCGGCACTCATGCCGATAACCCATTCGACACTTTCTAAAACGAGCGAGGCGTAAACATGGCAAACGTACCCGAAACACAAACCAGAGTGGCACAGCTTGAGCGCAAGGTTGAGCTTATGGAAGAACGCTTGAAGATGCTTGAGCCGGATAAAAAGCCACAGTTAGACAAAGAGGCGCTGGAGATTGTGCTGGATGCTGCTCAGATATCCTTAGGCTATACCTATGACACTGGCGGCATGATCAAGACCGCCATTGCAAAACTGAGAGGGAATGAACAATGAACCTTACAGCATTACAAGAGTCATGGGATGCCGATTGCGCCATTGACAAATACGATCTTGATACTGAAGCGGCTAACATACCGTCGCTTCATAATAAGTACCTGAAAATTTGGAATGAAGAACGCCTTCGGTGGGTCAAATTAGATGCCGACAACAAACGCCTCGAATCCAACAAGCGCCGTTTCTATCTTGGTCAAATGGACCGTGAGGAATTGGATGACCTGGGTTGGGCTTATGATGGCATCCAAGCGGCCAAGTCGAATTCCGGTGCAGATAAATATGTCTATAATGATGTAGAGGTTATTCGGCACAGTGAATTGTTGAACATTCAAGAACAGAAATTGAAGTTCATAGAGGAAATTCTTCGCAGTATCAATAACCGTTCCTTTGCAATAGGACACGCAATCGCGTTCCAGAAATTTACACAAGGCTCCGGGTGACAGATAAATTAACGATATCAAAAATCAGTGAAGTATATGTGAAAATCCACTGTGAGAAATGGATGGCCCAAGAACTCACCGATTACTTTCAGTTTAAGGTAGAGAACGCCCATTTCATTCCAGCCGTAAAAAACGGTTATTGGGATGGGTACATACGCTTGTTCAACTACGGCAACCAGAACATCTACTATGGTCTTGTACCGTATATTGAAAAGTTCGCAGCCGATAGGGATTACGAAATCACCTACGAGGGCTTACAAGGCAATGCTGAATTTTCTGCAAGCGAGGCTGTTGATTTTGTCAACTCCCTGCGTCTGGCAAAAATACCGAGAGATTACCAATATAAGGCTTTTGTTGATTGCGTAAGAGAACGCCGACAATTGCTACTGTCGCCGACAGCCTCAGGCAAATCCCTTATCATATATCTGTTGTTGCGGTACTACGACAAGAAAGCCCTTGTGATCGTACCGACCACTTCGCTGGTCCACCAGATGAGTACCGACTTTTTGGAGTATTCAAAGGGCGAATATGAAACGCACCTTATCATGGCTGGTAAGGATAAAGACGCACCGCAACAGACGTACATCACCACATGGCAGTCGGCTTATAAAATGCCTAAAGCCTACTTTGACCAGTTTGATGTTGTGATTGGTGACGAGGCTCACCTATTCAAAGCGAAATCATTGACCAGTATCCTTGAGAAAATGACCGATGTGACCAACAGATTTGGTTTGACAGGAACCCTCGATGGTTCTGAAACGCACAAACTGGTACTTGAGGGTTTATTCGGGCGAGTGAATAAGGTTATCAGCACCAAGGAATTGATCGACCAGGGTCATATCGCCGAATTAAAAATCAAAGCCATTGTGCTTCAATATCCAGACGCTTTAAAAGCGGAAAATAAAAAGCATAAATACCAAGAGGAAATGGATTTCCTTACGTCATACGAACCACGAAATAGGTTCTTGAGGAATCTGGCTCTTTCATTGAAAGGCAATACTTTGTTGCTATTTCAATTTGTCGAGAAACATGGAAAGATTTTGTTTGATGATATCCAAGCACATACAGCAAAAGGTAGAAAAGTCTTTTTCGTTCATGGCGGAACTGATGCAGAAACTAGGGAATCGATTCGGGCTATTACTGAAATGGAGTCTGATGCTATTATTGTGGCTTCTTACGGTACTTTCTCAACTGGTATTAACATTGTCAATCTACATAATCTTATACTTGCTAGTCCTTCCAAGTCTCGTATTAGAAACTTGCAATCGTTGGGCCGCAGCCTGCGTCGGTCAGATACAAAAACTCAGGCGGTTCTTTTCGATATAGCAGACGACCTAAGTTACAAGACCAAACGAAACTACACGTTGAACCATTTCCTGGAAAGAATCAAAATCTATTCCAGTGAAAAACTCTCATACCGCTTATATAAGGTAGAATTAAATGAACGATCTGATAGGTCAAATTCGCTATTTTAAGTTGATGAACGGTGAAGATATTATTGCTCAAATCGTGGAAGATGACGAGATTTATGTTTACATAACAAACGCCTTGAAAGTCATGCTACCACGCGACCCTAACCCTCGCGATGGATATTATTCATATCTCGCTAAATGGATTCCAACGCCCGTAGGGCAAGTTGTCCCGGTGCCGCTGATGAACATCGTCGCAATCGCTCCGATACTCGACTCACTGGAAGATTATTACCATAAGTATTTTGATGAATTGGAACCTGTGTTTGATGAAGATACAGTTGAAGAATTGAAAGCAGAATTCGATCTTGCCGAAGAATCTGGAATTCAACCAGATACTAGAAAAGAAGCAGATAGACGAATATTCAAGAAGATCTTAGAGGGAATTGAACCAGGAAGTAAAACAAAGATACATTGAATAACCCTACATAGTGATCATAACACCATGTCAAGCATTTGTCAAGTAAAAAGGCCTAATATACCGAAATAAAAAGTATTGACAGGGTGAGTAAATTGGTGTATACTGGTACCTATATTATGGAGTAAAGTATGACAAGAAAAAAGAAAAAGCAACCGGAGCATTATGTTGATAACAAAGTTTTCCATGGTGCGATGGTCGAATTCAAAAATCAAGTTACTGAGGCGGAAGCCTCTGGTCTGCAAAGACCAAGAGTACCAGCCTATATTGGCGAGTGTTTCCTAAAAATCGGTGAACGATTATCAACACGGCCCAATTTCAGCCAATACCCCTTTCGTGAGGAAATGATAATGGACGGGGTTGAGAACTGTCTGCAATATATTGACAACTTCAACCCCGAGAAATACAATAACCCATTTGCATATTTTACACAGATTATCTGGTACGCTTTCCTTCGCAAGATCGCCAAAGAGAAAAAGGCGCTTTACACCAAATTCAAGGTGACAGAAAACCAAAACATATTTGATATGACCTCTGAACAACAAGCCACCGATTCTGGCTCATATGATACCAACTATAAACCAGGCGAAATGTCGCAAACATATATTGATGAATTTATTGTTGATTTTGAAAAGACCAAACGGCGCAAGATAAAGAAACGCAAGGGACTTGAAAAGTTTATGGAGGATACCGATGTTACCGATGAATAGTGATGCAAGAGAAGCCTGGACCAAAATCTGGGTTGCCGCAGAAGATTATAGAACAGGCTTTCATGGCACTTCTCAG